AGGCCGACATCTACTGCGTCAACTACGAGTCCCTCCCCTGGCTGGTCGAGGAGCTCGACGGCAACTGGCCGTTCGACATCATCGTCGCCGATGAGGCCACGCGCCTGAAGAGCTTCCGCACCCGCTCGGGTGGGTCCCGTGCCAAGGCCCTTGGCTCCGTGGCGTGGCGTTCCGAGTTCTTCATAGAGCTCACAGGGACACCCGCCTCGAACGGGCTCCTCGATCTCTGGGGACAGTTCTGGTTCTTGGACAAAGGCGAGCGCCTTGGCAAGACGATGCGCCGATACCAAGAGGTCTACTTCACACCGATACGCGTTGGCGCCAACGCCTTCGCGGTGAAGTACGAGCCCCGCGGGTTCGCCGAGAAAGCGGTCCTTGAGAAGACGCAGGACATCGCGCTCAAGCTCAACGCCGAGGACTGGTTCGACATCCAGAAGCCCATCGTCATGGACGTGGAGGTAACGCTCGACGAGAAGGTGATGAAGGCGTACCGAAGCCTCGAGCGGAACCTCTACGTGGAGCTGGGCGAGTACGCCGTCGACACGGCCAACGCGGCCACGAAGACGTCTGCCTGTCTGCAGCTTGCCTCCGGCAACCTCTACGAAGGCGAGGAAGTAACGCCTGACTTCGAGCGGCTTGCCGAGGCGAAGGCCGCACAGTCGGTAGAACGCGTCGACGGAGGGACGACGAAGCCTTACTTCCACGTCCACGACAGCAAGCTCCGTGCGCTCGCATCCATCGTGGAAGAGGCCAACGGCATGCCGATCCTCGTGGCGTACCAGTTCAAGCACGAGCGCGACAGGATCCTCTCCTACTTCAAGGGATCCCGCGTGCTCGACAAGAACCCGCAGACGATCCGCGACTGGAATGCCGGCAAGATCCCGATGCTCCTTGCGCACCCCGCCTCGTGCGGCCACGGCCTCAGCATGCAGGACGGCGGGAACATCCTCGTCTTCTACTCCACCGGGTGGAACCTCGAGGAGCACGAGCAAATCATCGAGCGCATCGGACCGACACGACAGGCGCAGGCGGGGCATCCGCGCCCCGTCTTCGTCTACAACATCATCGCAAAAGACACTCTGGACGAAGCCGTCCAGGAAAGAATTACCACCAAGCGCAGTGTCCTTGACCTGCTCATGGAAAGGAGAAAAGCATGAAACCGCAAGAACTGATGACCGCAAAGCAGGTGCGCACCTATGTAGGGTGCGCCCCCAACACCCTTACGAAGGCTGTGCGTGAAGGGCGCTTTCCCGCTCCTGCCCTCATCCTCGGCCGTCAACGCTGGCGCAAGGCGGACGTGGACGAGTACCTTGAGAAGGCGTTCAAAAGCGCACAAACGCGTCGAGTTGGGGCATGAGAGAGAATCCGTAGTCCAGACTAAGAATGCGCGAGGAATAGAGGCATTTCGAGCCGACACCTCGCGCATTTTTGTAAGGGGGTTCACTATGGGTGAATTCGCTAGTAAAGGGGTCGCGGGTAGCGGCCTGGGTCTCGGCATTGCCGGGACCGCGTTGGGGCTTCTCAACGCTAATGGAAACGGTGGCGGCCTTCTTGGCGGGCTGTTTGGCGGTGGCAATTGTCAGAACGCTCAGGCTGGCATGGCGCTCAATGCTCTGGCTGAAAAGGACGCGAAGATCGCGGAACTGACGGCCATGCGCTACAGCGACAACCAGGATGCGGCGGTCTACAAGCAGACGCTTGCCGACAACAAGACGCTTCGAGACGAGATGTACGCCTACATCACGCCGATTGCGCAGGAGTCCGCGGCCAATCGCGAACGCGTGGCGGTGCTCGAAGCACAGCAGAAGTGCGAAGCTGAAAAGGCTCAGCTGCGCGAACAGATCATCACGCAGAAGATCGACCGCGTCGCCTCCGACTGTGCATGCGGCCTCAACAATCTGGCCACCGAGGTCGGCTGTCTCAAGGCTCGTGTCAACGCCATCACGAAGGAGGTCGTGCCGCTTGGCGCAATCTGCCCGCAGCCGATGCCCCGTTACAACGAGTGGACGTCTCCCGAAGGCGCGACTCAGGTGACGGTCTCCAATCCCGCCCGAACGACGGCGCAGCAGTAACCGGTAGGAGCGCGTCATGAACGTTGAAGTCTCCCAGATACCGACGATTGCCAGCGAATTCATCACCACGGTGGTCATGCCGAAGGCACCCACCGGGCTCCTGAAGTTTGGCATCGGCTTCGTCTCCCCCTACATCCGCGACGCCGTAGCGGTGCGTGTCGAGCAGTCCCTGCCGACGCTCAAGATGCTCGGCATCGTGGACGAAGGGAAGGTTGATCTTGACCGTGCATCCGCGGCCGCCTACGCCGCGCTCGAAGAGGCCGGCGGCAAGGTGGAGCTTAGCGGCTACATGGTCGACAAGGCGGACATCGACGCGCTCCTTGAGATCGCGAAGAAACACGCGGTCGAATAAGGAGAAAGTCATGGACTTGAAGGACATGCGAAAGATGCAGGGTGAGCGCACCGAGGAAGAGCTTCTGGAGAAGATCGACAAGATCCTCGACGACGCTCGGGACGGTCACTACAGCCTGACATCCCAGAACCTGGAAGATCTTTGTGAAGCGTGGGAGTGCATCAAGCACATCCGCACGGTTCTAGCAATGGATCGTTAACCATGCAGGGGGCGATCCAGTCGTCCCCTTTCTTTTCAATCATGCTGACAACCCTGCAGAACCTCATTCCTCAAGGAGCGGAGAGAGTCATGCTGACCGCAGGCGGTGTGCTGGGCGGCGCCCTGTCATTCGCCTTCGGCGACGTAGGGCCGCTGCTCTGGTGGCTTGTCATCTTCACGGTGACGGACTTCTTCCTTGGCACAGGCATAGCCGTGCTTCAAGGGCAGTGGTCGAGTCATAAGAATTTTCTGGGCATCCTGAAGAAGGCACTGATGTTCGCCATCGTAGCACTCGCCCATGGGCTCGACGAAGTCTTCGCGCCCGTCATCCACTTTCAGATTTTTCAAAGCATCACCATCTGCGCCTACGCGGCGGGTGAGTTCGGCTCCATCATCGAGACCTTGGAGCGAGGAGGCTTGGGCGGTGCGGTTCCGCCTGTGCTCCGTCGGCTTGTCAAAACCCTCAACGAACGCATTGAAGCGCACGCCGAAGAAGAGTTGGCGAAGCGCGGGTTAACCGTGGAAAAGGAGAAAGACCATGAGTGAAACGAGAGCCCTTACGGCTTGGCCGGTCGAGTTGGCCGCAGACTTCATTGAACAATGGGAAGGCTTCCGCGAGACAGCGTACTTGTGCCCCGCGGGCGTGCTCACCATCGGGTTCGGCCACACAGGCCCCGACGTGAAGAAGGGACAAGTCGTGACGTACAAGGAAGCCTACACCATGCTCCTAGAGGACCTGAAGCGCTACGCATCAGGCCTTGCCTCCTGGGTGAACGTCTACCTTACCGAAGGCCAGTACGTAGCCCTCCTCTCCCTCGCCTACAACATCGGCGTGGACGGCGTCGTCCACAAGTGCCCGAAGCTGATGCGAGCGGTCAACGCAGGCGACGCGGAAGAAGCCGCCCGCCAGTTCTTGGACGTGAACAAGGTTAACGGCAAAGAGCTTCCCGGCTTGACCAGGCGTCGTCGCGCTGAGGCAAAACTTTTTCTTGGAGAGGAATGATGGGTTGGAAGAAACGATTGATCAAGGAACGAGATGAGTTGCAGAGCCGTCTCGATCGACTGTCAGTTTTCATCGTTGGGTTCAGCTTTGCCAAACTGGATCAGCGCACGAAGTCCTTGCTACGCATTCAGCAGGGACTGATGCAGGACTATCTTGCAGTCCTGAACATGAGACTGGAGCGGCTTGAAGCCATCGAGGATCTAAATGAAGGTTGAAGCCATCACAGTCATTCTGGTAGCCAGTGCATTCTTCACGGGCTACCAACTGGCAGCGTCCTCGTACGGTGAGGACATTGCAGAACTGCGGGCGGACTATGCCGCTCGCGCAGAAGCTCTAGGAGTAAAGCATCGTGAGAAAGAACAAGCGCAGTACAGGTCTTTGGTCGAGGCGTGGGAGGAGCGCGATACCGCTCTTGCTCGCGTCGACGATCTTGGCGCTGATCTTGAGCGGGTGCGCAAGCAAGCAGCCGACGCTCGCAGTCGATTGTCCGCAACCGGTGCCGGTACCTGCGACGCTGAAAGAGAGCAGCTTGCCCGATGCGCAGGCCTACTCGAAAGAGGCACGGAGTTGGTTCGAAGAGGTGTCGAGCTTTCTGAGCGAACTGCGATAGACAAGGACGCCGTGGTCCACCTAACAAAATAGGCCGCTTTGTGCTAACTTATGCCTGCTGGTGTTACTAGCAACTACTCCGAAAAAAGTGGGACTTCAGTTGAACGATTACCCCCAGGGATGCACACTCCTTGGGGGTTTTCTTTTACACGTTCGGAAGAAGATAGTCTGCCCACTCTTGCATCAGCTTGCGCCTCTGCTCAAGGAGGTCGTCTCTCTGATACGCGCGGAAGACGTTGCTCCCCACCGCGTGCATCAACTGCTTCTCAGAGACGAGGAAGTTCTTCTCGTTCTTCGCGCCCCAGTCGGAGAAGGTGGAGCGCATACCGTGTAGCGTCATGTCAGCACGACCGCTCGCGTGCTTGATTGCATAGAGCGCGGTCCCTTGGTCAATGGCCGATCGCCCACGCCCCTGGAAAAGGTAGTCCCCACTGGTATCGAGCCGGTCGATCAGGCGAAGTAGCTGGCGCGTGAGCGGCACCACGTGGGGGTACGGCTTCTTGTCCTTGCGGCATTCTTGCGGCACGGAGAAAGTCTTCTCCTCAAGGTCGATCTCGTCCCACTTCCCTTTGATGTATTCATTTGCACGGCCCGCGGTGAGAGCGCCGAAGACCACAGCGAGCGAGCTCACCTTGTCTTCCATCCACAGTTTCCCGATCAACTCTCGGAGCTCTTCGGGAGTTATCGCGGTGTGGTGCTTTTCCGGCATTGAGCGACGCACGAGCCCCATGGGCGGGAGCGAAGCGTCAAGGCAACCCTTCCACTCCGCGGGGTTCGACTGGATGAGCCCTTCACCCTTCGCGACGTTGAGGATGCCATAGAGGCGCATGCGGAGGTCTTTTCCTCTGCGCGGTTTCGTCGTCCACCACTGGCGCAGGAATGTCGCCACGTCGTCGCGAGCGATCGCGTCCAAGCGCTGCTTGCCGAACGCCCCCTTGAGCACGCCGATGTCGCACCGCCACGCGGCCTCGGTCTTCGCCCCGGTGAAACCGCGCAGGTACAGGATCTTCTCGAAGGCGTGGTCGACATACTCGCTGAAGGTCGGCATGGACGACTTCACTTCCGCGGCTTTCTTCTCCGCCTTCTCTCTGGCGATCTGATCCTTGGGGTCGATGCCCTGTGCCACCAGCGCCTTGAGCGGCGCCACCTTGGCAAGGACGGCTGACAGGGGCTGCGTCGCGGACCCGAGGCCGAGTTCACGGCGCTTACCGTTGAGCTGGTACTTGTACAGCCAGGAGCGGCTGTGCGTCGTCACGCGCAGATAGACGCCTCTCTCATAGCAGTGGATGCCGATCGGCAGGGGTGGGATGGACTTCACGT